CAGCAGCACTTATCGTGCGGCTGGCATGTTCCACGAGAGCGCAATGGTTCTCGTCACTCAGGTTGCTCCTCGCGTACAGACCCAGTACAAGCAGGAATACCTCGGCGACTTACTCACTGTAGATATGCTCTATGGTGTGCAGGAGCTGCGTGACGATGCTGCTGTTGTAGCAGCTGTTCCTTCTTAATAGCAGGTAGGAAACCCAAGCTGGGGGAGTTAGTAGCTCCCCCTAGCTTTTTAACAAGAGGTCTTTATGATTACAGTTGAAGATACGGAAACCGGCAATACCTTTGAAGTCACAGAAGACCACTGGGAGCAGAATCTTTGGCGGGTAAAACGCTACAAGAAGTCTGAACCAAAAAAGCCCGCAGGGCGACCTAAAAAGGCTTACACAGACGAAACTGAGGAATAATAATGGCTACCTACCTCTCAGCAGTAAATTCAGTCCTTAGGCGCCTTAGGGAGCGTGAAGCAACTTCAGTTAATAACAGCAGTTACACAAGGTTAATTGGCACGTTTGTAAACGATGCAAAAAGAGAGGTAGAAGACGCTTGGAATTGGACACATTTGAAAAGTACAGTTCGAGTTAACACTGTACCTGGATCATTTAGATACGAGCTTAACGGGACAGGTAACCGTTTTCGCTTGATTAATGACTATGCCGGGCGTCCGGCTGTTTTTAATAACACAGAAGACACTTTTTTGCAAAAGTCTCCCAGCACGCGCTGGATGTCGAGACAGTTAAACCATAATGATGTTACAGAAAATCAACCACATTGGTTTGAGTTTAATACCTTTACTAATGACAACGATGTTGTTGTAGATTTTTATCCTATTCCTGATAAACAATACTCAATTAACTTTGATTTGATTATCCCGCAAGACGATTTTGCCACTGATGGATCAGACGACCAAACAGTTATTGCTTGTCCCGTGCAGCCTATTATTTTTGGCGCTTGGTCAAGAGCTATTTATGAGCGTGGTGAGGATCAGGGCTATCTTTCTGATGTGGCTTTTAAAGAATTTCAAAACGCTCTTTCTGATGCAATTAGCTGGGACTCACAGAACACATCAGACGAACCTAACTTTTTTGTTGTATAAGTATGGCTAAATTACTTACACCTATTTCTGTTATTGGCCCGGGATCGTTTGGGCTAAACACTAAGTCTAGGGGTCTTGAAATTGGCTCTGAGTATTGCACTACAGCAAGAAACGCTGTTATCTCTGACACAGGTGTTATTGCCGCAAGACAGGGATTTAAAGCGCAGAACAGCACAGAGATTGCCAACGGCGAAAGCATTAAAGTTCTTCACGATTACATAGATACCATTGAACAATCTAGAATTATTTCTGCTGCAAATAAACAAATTTTTGAAGGTACTGTTTCACCAGTAGATATCACAGGAACGATTACAACACCCACTGATGATAACTGGAAATTTATAAACTTTGCAGGCAAATGTATTGGTGTCCAAGAAAATCACAAGCCTATTGTTAAAGAAAATTCTAGTGATTTTTCTGATATTAACTTTGATGTAGCTCCAAACGACCCTGTTGACGCTCTTTCAGCTTTTGGCCGAGTATGGTATGTCGACCAGGATAGACAGAGTATTAAGTACAGCGATTTATTGCAAGAAGATGTTTTAGATACAGGATCTTCTGGCGTACTGAATATGTATACTGTCTGGGCTAATGGAAACGATGAGATTGTAGCCCTGTCTGAATTTAACAACTACCTTGTAATATTTGGCAGAAAACAAATTGTACTGTTTTCTGGAGGTGAAGACCCAAACAACGCTTTGCAAATAGTAGATATTGTCAACAATACCGGATGCATAGCAAGAGACTCTGTCCAAAACATTGGGGATGATATTTTATTTCTTTCTGAGAAAGGTATTATATCTTTAGCCAGAAATATTCAAGCAGGTGGCGATGTCAGATCTTTACCTCTTGCAAACTTAACAGATAACGTAAGCGACTTTCTTTCTACGTTTTCTTTAGGCGAGCCAGCTTTTAATATTAAGTCTTGCTACAAGCCAGACGACGGATACTATTTAATTACTTTCCCTAACGCAGACAGAGTATTTTATTTAAACCTCAGATACCCAACACCTGACAATAAAGCAAGAGTGTTTGTCTGGACAGCGATTAACCCAACATCTTTATTAGTTGACAGACAAGACAACTTATATCTTGGTAAAGAAGGCGTTATTGGCTTATACGACGGATACTCTGATAACGGAGTAGAGTACGATTTCTTTTTTAAAACAGGCTTTACTTCTGGTGGAGAGCAAGATCGCACAGTTAAAAAGATTCCCAAGCAAGCTGTAATAATTTTAAAAGGCGGTTACTCTACTGAAACTACTTTTTTGTGGAGCTACGACTTTCTATCGACTGTTTATGACAACGAAACACAAGAAGTGGAAATAAACGCAGAAGGCGCAGAATACGGAGTTTCAGAATACAATGTTAATGAATACTCCAGGGTTAACCCTATTTCTACAATAATTTACAGAATGTCAGGGTCAGGAAAGTCTATTCAGTTTGGCATCAGAGCAAGAATTATAGGCTCAGAGCTAGAGGTGCAAAGAGTGGATATGTATCTTAAGTCAGGAAAGGTTTCTAGGAGAGCCACTACATGAGCAATTACAACAAAGCTACTAACTTCGCTGTCAAGGATACTTTAAACAGTGGTGACCCTGACAAAATTGTTTCAGGCGCTGAAATTGATAATGAATTTAACGCAATTTCTTCTGCTGTAAATAGCAAAGCTGATAGCACTGAAGTACAGGCCTTGGCCCCTGTTCCTGCAGGCGGAATTATAATGTGGTCAGGCTCTATAGGTACTATCCCAACAGGGTGGGCGATTTGTAATGGTCTGAACGGAACACCAGATTTAAGAAACAAATTTGTTGTTGCAGCAGGTGACACATATAGTCCTAATGATACTGGTGGCGAAAATTCTGTACAGCTTACAGAAAGTGAGATGCCAAGCCACAGCCATACAGCGGATTCCGCAGGCAACCACAACCATGGTGGATCAACGGGCACTGAAAGCCTAACAGGCAGCTTCGAAATAGCTCAGAGAAGAACAAGCAATGGCCTTTTTGACATGGCCAGAAACGAAAGCGGCGTGTTTTCTTTCGGGGGTATCACCGATCTAAGCGCAGATGGTGCAGACTCTGAATCCGATACAGGCTTTAGAATTATTGACTTTAACGCTAGCCATGACCATTCTATTGGGTCTGACGGTACGCACAGCCACAATATTTCAAGCGCAGGTAGCAACCAAGCCCACGAAAACCGTCCTCCGTATTATGCGCTGGCTTATATTATGAAGTTATGATACCGAGCAAAGTTCCGGTCGTCAATAAACCTAATTACACAATCTGGCTAGAAAATTACAAAAACATCGCCACATTTATCCACGCTGATGTTTATAAGTACAACAAGTCTGTTAGGCAAGAGTTTGGAAAAGATTTAAATAAACTGATGGACTTGCACCAGAATCCACTTTATGTCTTAACACAATCAGATAACAAGAAGCTGAAGAAATTTATGAACATTTATGGACTAACACTAGATCACACACCTTTCTGCAATGACGGCATTGAGAGAGAAGTCTATCGGTTAGATAGGAGAGTATAATGGGCGGTGTAGTAGACGCAGTAGGCGGTTTGTTTGGGGCAGGCGGTGCTGGCGATGTGCGGCCACTTCAGTATCAGCCATTTAATGTCCAGTCAGCATTGGGAAGTGCGACTACCCAAGGGCAAAATGTAAACGCTCAGTTATCTCCTGAGTTACAAAGAATTTATGGCGGGCTGCTTGGCGGCTTACAGCCCCAAAATATTCCTAGTGCTCAGTCTTTTATGGGACAGACTGGTGAATTACAGCAGGCATCTCAGGATGTGCTAGCACAAGCTCCTCAGTTCCAGCAGCAAGCTCAAGGGCTTCTAGGCAGAGCACAGAGTCAGTTTAACATTGCTAGAGATCCGCAAGCAGCTATTAATTTTCAGCGCGAGGCATACGGCCCTGAGTTAGAGCGCCAGCGTCTTTCGCAAGAGTCTCGTCTTTTTAACCAAGGACTGCTTGGATCAACCACAGGCGCTTTGAGACAGGAAGCAACTAGAGCAGGGCAAAACCAAGCGCTAATTAGAGGTGCACAAGGACAACAAGAGCAGGCTTTTCAGCAGGGCTTAGGTCTTCTTGGTCAGGCTACAGGATTGCAGCAGTTGGGTCTTGGTGCACTTCAACAGGGATCACAGCAGGAACTTGCAAGACAGCAGTTTGAGGCTGGTTTACAAGGACAAGCACAGAGCCAACAGTTACAGCAGCTACAAGCCGCACTGGGTCTTGGTCAGGCACCTCTCGGTCTTGCACAGCTTGGCGGTCAGTTTGGCCAGAGCCAGCTACAAGCAGCAGAGGGCACTGCCGGGCTTAGACAACAGGCTGAGGAAAATCAGGCTAACTTCTTTAGTGGCCTAGTTGGGGCTGGCGCTTCATTTTTGTCTGACATTAGGCTTAAAAAGAACATTACTCCAATCGGCAATGGCCTTTATAGCTGGGAATGGAATGAAAGAGCCAAGGAAATTGGTGCAGACGTTTACCCAACTACAGGTGTCATTGCTCAGGAAATTATGGAAATCTACCCAGAAGCTGTGTTTGAAGGCGAGCACGGTTATCTAATGGTCGACTACAGTAAGGTGGCTTAAATGGCAAATGGTTTAATGGGTCTATCAAATTTACTAGGCCAATCTAGTAATGCACAGTCAGGCGGTCTTATGGGTGGCGGTGTATTTAGCCAGCCAGAAAGCCGTGGACAAAGACGGTCACGTTTACTGACAGATGCTATTGCTAGTGCTGGGCAAAATCCTTATGCTCGACTAGGCGCATCTTTTGGTGGTTTAATTGGTCTTGGCGGCAGAGCTGCTGGTGAAGGGCTAGGTATTATAGACGCACCACCAGAAGTGCAGCGTAACGAGGCTATTCGTCAGGTTCAGCAGGAAGTGCAAGAACTTGGACTAGACCCAATGACTAATCCTGCTGAGTTTGGCGAGTTTGTCTCAGGAAGATTCAATGAGCTTAACCAGCCAGAGTTGGCTATGAGAACTCAGATGCAGATTAGGCAGATGATGCCTGAGCAGCCTGAAGTTAGTAACGTAAGAGATATTGAGACTGAAGACAGAGGCACAGTAACTGTTGGTACGCTGAACAATCAACTTGTCGAACTTACTCCAGAAGGGCCAGTACGGTTTTCTGGCGACAGGCAAATTGAAGACGAATCTAGATTTACAGCTAGAAACATTTCTCTTCCAGAAGTAGGCACTGTAATTGGTCAAGTTGATGAAGATAGCGGAAGAGTCTTTTTTAGAGGTCAAGATGTCACAGAACAGGCTAGATTTGCCCCTCAACAAGTTGAGCAAGGTGAGCCAGGTGATTTTAGTCTAAAACAAAAACAAGAGTTTGATCTAAGAGAAACTAGAGCGCAAGCTAAAATATTCGCTAAATCAGCAGAAGACGCTGTTTCTCTTCTTGAATCAAACCCAGATATTAACACTTTTGTTGCTAGAGGCTCTGCACTAATTAATGATCTCCAGCAAGAAGGCAGATCAATAGCTAGGGCGGCTGGTGTCGACTTTGATGAAGAAGTATTAGACCCAACGCAATATGGTGAGCAGTTTGAAGATCTAGGGGTTGACAATAGAAGGCTTCAAGGGCTCGTAACAAACCTTGCGTTTACTGCCGCTGCTGCCCAAGGACAAACAGGACGAGCAGTTTCAAATAGAGACATTGAGCGGTTTATTGGAGAAATTGGTGCCAGTGCATCAGATCCACAAGCTTTTGCTGCTACGCTAAGAGATTCAGTAAACAGGACTGTTCGTGGCCTAAGGATTCGGTCGCAAGAGCTTGCAGGAGAAGATTTTGGAGAAGACATTACCTTTATGGGTGAGCCTATTGGGTTTAGTCAAGAAGAGCTTAGGCAAAGGTCTACAGGCGTCAGCAGAGAGCAGGCTACGGAACAACTTCCTGATGGAGCAACTTTAGGAAGGCAAAACCCTGAAACTGGCGCTTGGGAAGTTTATCAAGACGGTAAAATGATCGGCGAAATTCAACCTGAGTAAGGAATAAGCATGGCTAAGTTTGTACCAATTAACGGTGAACAAGAAAATCGCAGCCGTCCTAACGCTCAGACTGAACAGCAGCGCCCTGCGCAGCAGCAAGAACAGTCAGCTTCTTCTGCTAGATTTGTTCCTTTTGATGAAGATAGGCAGCTTGCAGAGGTTTTTGGGCAATCAGAGTTTGGCCCATCTGATGTAAACTTTTCTACTAGAATGAGAGTGTCTAGTGGAGACAACTTTGCTGAAAGAAAAAATATATTTAATAATATTTTTCCAGAAGGCGATTTTCAAAGAGTTCCGGGTTCTGGAGAAGAAGTTTTTAGAAGAGACCCTTCAGAGAGTTTTAGGCGCTTTAATCCAAAAGGCGCAGATATGACAGATTTGGCTGAAATGACAGGTCAAGCTGGCGCACCTATTCTTGGCGAAGTAGCTATCAACCTTCCTTTTTTGTTCGCAGGACCAGCAGGAGGGCTTGCTGTTGCTGGCAGAACTATGGTTGGGGCTATGGGTGGAGAAGCTGCAAAACAAGGCTTTCAGTCGCTCACAGGGACTCAAGAGCAAGACGTTGGAACAGCTTTTGGCACGGAGACTGGTATAGAAGGCGCAATGTCATTAGGCGGCAGTGCTGCTGGAACTATAGCCACAAAAGTTTTTGATGGAATTAGAGGAGCAGGTGCACTTTCCTTAAAACCCGGTGCAAGAGAAGCAATTCAAACTTCTCAACGACTAGGTGTGCCTGCGCCTTTACCGGGCCAAACAGTTAGAAGCAGGGTTATTGAAAGATTGCAGGGACAGTCAGGACAGACTACACCTGTAATTCAAGAGTCTATTGATCGCACTAACACATCTTTATCAGGCGCTCTAGAAGATTTGGCATCGCTCTCTGCCGGAGAAAGGCAAAACGCTGTAAGCTCTATTAGTTCTTCGCTGGATTCTGCTAGGACACAGTTAGTAAATACTGTCTCATCTGGAAGAAACAGAACTAAAGAAGAGTTTGGCCAGATTGTTCAAAATGTAAGAACTCAATACGCTAAAGACTCTCAGGCTGGCGTAAACGAAGCATACAATTTTGCTAGAAGTTTTGAAGAGCCATCTTTTAACCCGTCTAATCTTCAAGAAACAGCATCAGATATTGCTTCTCAAACTCGGGTAACTGTGCGTTCACCAGAAGGTGATGCTGCCCAAGAAGTCATCCCTGATGGATTAGATGAAGTTAGGACTATAGCAGATCAGATTAAAAGAGCGGACCCCGAGTCTGTTGGCATTGAGCAGCTTAACGCTTGGGAAAGACAGTTATTTGATCTTTCTCAGCCTAGCGTGCCCGGCGGGCCTGTAAAAGAGGTTAATAAAAAAGCTAGAGATCTTAGAAACGCTGTTAGAGAGACTTTTGACAATCCAGATTCAGAAAACTTGCAGTTTACTCGGGCTTGGAGAAAAGCAAGGACTGCTGCTGCTAAAAGGTTTGAAACCCTAGAAGACAGTTTCTCAATGGAGATAGCAAAAAGCGATAGGCCCTCTCTTATTGTAGACCGGCTAATGTCGCCAGAGAGATTTACAAACGAAGACGTAAACCTTGTTAGAAGGATGACATCTGAAGAGCAGTTTAAAAATATCCAAGGAGCGTTTGTCGAAAGGCTAGTTCTTGATCCAGATAAGATTACAAGCACATTAAAATCTTATGATGATGAAGCCCTTCAAAGAATGGTTTCCCCAAAGCAGCTAGAAGAGCTAAAATCACTTGGCAACAGAATGGACAATTTAAACAAGTTAAACATTCAAAGAGCTGCAAGTAGGCAAGATCAGTTTACACCTTTTATTAAAGACTTGGTTGCATCTGACCAGCAGACCGCTAGAATAACAGCTTTGAGGGAGTTTGTTGAAGAAAATGGTGGTCTAGATGGAAACATCGGGCGTGTTATTAGAGGCGGCCTTATTGAAGAACTTGCTAATCGTGCAACTCAAAATATTCAACGTGGAGAAGGTTCTCAAATTGCATCTAGAGCGCTGAACAAGTCTCTCCAAGATTTTTCAGATAGAGGGCTTACACAGTTTTTTAATAGAACTGAGTTAGACAACCTAAGAGAAATTTTAAGACTTTCTGAATTTACTGACGTTGGAGGCGAAGGTGTTGCCGGTCTTATTGGCGCACAAACAACTCAGCAAGCGTTTCAAGGCAAATTTCAAGCTTTATTAAACCTTGTCAGAAACTTTGGGCTCGGTAACTTGTTAGTGTCAGATGGTGGCAAGAGGTTTATTCAGGGCGTAGGAAAAGCTCCTACAAGAAGAGAATTGACTTTGCCAGCAATTAACGCCGCAGGAAGGATTCTTGTAGAAGACGCAAAACTAGGTGAAGGAGAAGGTTTTCCATCTGTAAGCGAGGTGGAGCAGTTTATCTCTAATCAAAGAACAGAGGAAGAGTAATGACAATTTTTAGAGGCCCAGAAGAAGGTACACTACCAGACGGCTCAGTGATTGCTACCCAAGCAGATATTGCAGAGGCGCTTATTCAAGCAATAGCTGCCAAAGATGCTTCTGAGTCTGCAAAAGAGGACGCTGAAGCTGCGCTCGACTCATTTGATGATAGGTACTTAGGAGCTAAGGCTTCTGATCCTACAGTGGACAATGATGGAGACCCGTTAGCTGACGGTGTTGTTTATTTTAACACTACAGAGAATGTTGTTAAAGTATATGACTTGGACACTGACTCGTGGATTAATTTTGCACTATCTGCTTCAGAATTAGATGCTATTACTACAGTAAGAGATATTGAAACAGAAATTGTTACAGTAGGCGATAATATCACTGACGTACAAACTGTTTCTACTGACTTGTCTGGCACAGATACTATCGGAACTGTAGCTAGTAACATTACTGATGTCACCAATGTTGGTCAGAACATTACAGACGTAGCAACCGTATCTACAAATTTGTCAGGTACAGATACTATTGGAACTGTAGCAGGCAACATTGCAGATGTTCAAACTGTATCTAACAATATTAGTGGTGTGACAACTGCCGCAGATAACATTACAGATATAAATACAGTTTCAAGCATTTCTTCTGATGTCACCTCCGTGGCTGCTGATGAAGTAGACATTGGAACTGTTTCTACTAACATAAACGATGTAACTACTGCGGCAAACAACATTACTGCTATTCAGCAAGCGCCTCAATTTGCTCAGGATGCAGAGGACAGTGCGATTGCCTCAGCTAATAGTGCTAGTGCAGCATCTACATCTGAAAATAATGCTGCTACCAGTGAAAGTAACGCTTTGACAAGCGAACAAAATGCAGCTCAGTCAGAGTCTAACGCATCTAATAGTGAGTTAGCTGCACAGCAGGCTGCTACAGACGCTGAGACAGCACTTGATAACTTTACTGATCAATACCTTGGGCCTAAGGCTTCTGCGCCTACTACTGATAATGATGGTAATTCATTGCAAACTGGTGCACTGTATTACAACACAACACAAGGCCAGCTGTTTATTTGGAACGGTTCTTCCTGGGTAGCAGCAGCTTTTGATACTAGTGGCGCTTTGGTTGCTATCAACAATCTATCTGACGTAGACTCTGCGTCAGTTTCTAGAACAAACCTTGGTCTAGGCACAGTTGCGACCTATGAAAACCAAGATGTTAGAGATCTGTTCTCTGCCGGTGGAGATCTAGTCTATGATGCAAATGTTGGAGAGTTTAGCATCACTGCACAAGAGCGCCCTCTTATAGAACAGCCTACTAACGTATCCCCTGCTGATAATACTACGGGCACAACGCTCACTCCAGAGTTAGAAGGGTCAGCGTATCGAAGCCTTTATGGTGTTCCAATGGCATCTGCTAGATGGCAGATCTCTGAAGTGCCAGACTTCTCCACATTTGAAGTTAATGAAGAGGTTGCAGGCACCTCCACTACCTTTACTCCTAGCAACAACCTTTCTACGCTGACAACTTATTATTGGCGTGTACAATATAAGGATACTGATGGAGTTGTTTCAGAGTTCTCTGATGCCACTGAATTCGCTACTGCTGATATTTTTGTTGATACTCCAACAGTTTCAGTTTCAGGTGCTCCTGATGACATTACCACTTCGCCAACTATCACAACAAGTGCGTTTAATGTAGTAAACGGGACAGACACCCACGAAAGCACTGATTGGCAAGTTATAGAAACAGCTACTAATACTGTTGTGTTTGAGTCTTTAGCAGATACCGCTAATCTGACTAGCATTGCACTGCCTAGCGATACGCTTGACATAGATACTGAGTACGAGTTTAAGGCGCGGCATCGGGGGCAGACTTACGGTGCTGGTGCTTACGGAAGTGTCATTGAAACAACAGCCAACATCTTCGTTGAAGCACCGACGATTACCGAGCCTGCTGATGGTGCTACGGATATTCCAGAGCAGCCAGTTATTGAGTCCTCAGCGTTCAATGTAGTCAACGGCTCTGATACTCACGTTGCGTCGCAGTGGGTGATTACTCGTGTATCTGACTCGACGGTTGTCTTTGACTCCGGTGAAGATACAAGCAATCTGGAAAGTATTGACGTCCCGGCGGGGATTCTTGACGAAGGACAGGAAAGTTATACGGTTAAGGTCCGTCACAAAGGCGATACCTACGGGTTTTCGTCTTACTCACCGGAAATCACGTTCACGACTGCGG